CCAGCATCATTACCACAAGCCCCATTGCTGCAAGGTTTCACTGATGAAAGACAAGCAGGAAGTATCAGATCAGATATAGAAACAGGAGCACCTAAAACCAGAAAAAGATTTACGGCTGCTATAAGAAAAATAAAATGGCCTACAATTTTAACTGGTACACAAAGAGCTACGTTTGATACTTTCTACATTACTACAACAAATGAAGGTGCAGATGTTTTTACTATAACTGATCCTGTAGATGGTTCTACTACTCTTAATGTAAAATTTTTGAAAGCTCCTTCATGGACAATTACAAATTCGCAAAGTACAACTGCTACAGATAGGGTATGGAGCAGCACTTATGACTTGGAGGTACAGCCATAATGGCTATTACAACCACTACCACACAACAAGCTTTTCTTCAAGAGACAAGTCAAGTTTATTTAGTATTGTTGACTATATCTCAGGCTGATGTTACTACTTTAAGAGTGGTAAATAATAATGAAGCTATTACTTCAAATGGTAATTTATTCACAGCATTTCCATTTGATATACATCTTCCAGATATGAAAGAAAATTCGCCTCCTAGAGCACAGCTTACTATAGATAATACATCTAGGGAAATAGCACAGGCAATAAGAAACATGACTTCTCCAGCTACTATTTTAATAGAAGTTATAAGAGCAGCCGATCCAGATACAATAGAAAAAACTTACTCTGTGTTTACTATGAGAAATGTGGAGTGGAATGCATCAAGAGTAACAGCCGATTTACTTTTAGAAGATATAGAGGTAGAACCTTTTCCTGTTGGTGAGTTTAATCCAGCACAGTTTGGAGGTCTCTTCTAACACTATGACATTAGAAGAATTTTGTATTAAAGCTATTAGTGTGCCATTCAAAACAAGAGGAAGAACTTGGAATGGATGGGATTGTTGGGGGGTTCCCTTTATAGCGTACAAGGATATGTACAATATTGATCTTCCTTCATATACTGAAAGATATAGAAGTATAAAACAGAAAGATTTAATAGCTTCTACTTTTAATGAGGGTAAGGTAGATAAATGGTATCCAGCAACAGAGCCACAAGAAGGTGATATTATAATTGTGTATATGGATGGTAGAGATATGCATTGTGGTATGGCTATAAACAATAAAGAAATGATCCATTGTGATCATGGAATCAATACAGTGATAGAAAAAATATCTGAATACAGAGTGGAAGGAATATATAGAAGAAGTGGAAACCATATTAGAAAAAAATAAAATGTCTGGTAACTGTATTAAATGTGGTACTTGCTGCACGAATCCTTCTATTGTAGTACCATTTGAGAATAAAGAAGATGCTAGATTCTTTTCTTATTTTGGAATAGTTATCTCACAAAATGGCGAAAAATATTATTCTAAAATATCTTTACAATCTACTTGTAGACATTATGATGCAGAAGAAGGTTGTATGATTTATGAAAAACGACCAGAAACATGTAAGATTTATCCAACAAATAATATAGGCACTTTTGAAACCTGTGGATATAAAAATGAAAAATGAATTAATAAAAGAAAACAGTATTATAGTGAGTTCTTCTCCACATCCATTCAAAGTCAGTAACATGATGATAGGAATAGATGAAGGAAGTAATCTTTCTGAAATACTGGAACAAGTACAATTTGATGAAGTGCTTAGAGATAAAGCACACATTTTCTTGAATGATGAATTAATACATGAGAGGCTGTGGGAGAGTACATATCCAGAAGCTGATGATTTTGTTTTCATTAGCGTAGTTCCTGCAAAAGGTGGTGGAAAAAATCCTATCAGAACTATAGCAACTATTGCTATAATTGCAGCCAGTGCTAAATATGGTGGTAAATTTGGTGTATGGGCATTAAAAAAAATGGGAATAGTGGCAAAAGCGACTGACGTTATTGCAATTGGAGGCTATGGAATTATTTCAGTTGGAGGCTTAGGAAAAGCTGTCTTAGGAGGAGTAGGTTTGCTTGCATTTAATGCTCTTGTTCCTCCAGCTAGAGCAGGTAGTCCAAATCTTCCTCAATTAGGTGGTTTCTCTGGTGATTCAAGTCCTACTTTATTCATTGAAGGAGCAAGAAACTCCGCTAGACCTTTCGGAACAGTTCCAGTTGTGTTAGGAAAACATAAAAATGTTCCTCCATTAGGTGCTAAAACCAGAACAGAAATAGTTGGTGAAGATGAATATTTGAAGATGATAGTGGTGTGGGGATACGGCAGATTAAAAATAGAAGATATTAAAATAGGCACAACTTTAATAACTGAATTTGATGATGTGGAAATAGAAACTAGAGAAGGAGTATCTGGTGATGCCGCTTTAACAATATATCCAGATCAAGTTGATGAAGCTAGATTTGCCATAGAATTAGATTTTGATGATGGATTTACACTAAGAACTACAGAGTTAGAGGTAGATTCTATAAGTGTTGATATTGTGTTCTTTAGAGGTTTCGTTTCTTTTGATAGTAAAGGAAATGCTGGTAGTATACAAACTAATTTTGTAGTGCAATATAGAAAAGTTGGAGATGTTACTTGGTTAGCACCAACTTTTACACAAAAGAATTTTCCCGATGCATGGTTACAGCCACTTAGAAGTTTAGGAGAGTTTCAACTTTTCGGAAGTAAAGCTGCAGAAGTAAGGTTTGGAATGAAATGGGATGTTGCTACCAGAGGACAATATGAAGTTCGGGTAAAGAGAGCTACTGTAGACAGGGAAGATAATTCAGATAATTTTGATCGTGGAACTTGGGCTGTTTTGCGTTCTCATAAAAATGAAGACCCTATAAGCTTTCCAGACCCTTTAGCAGTATCAGCTATTTCAATTAAGGCTACTTCACAATTAAATGGTATAATAGATAACTTAAGTGCTACAGTAACCTCTTATGCACAAGATTTTGATAATACTTCTGGAGATGGTTGGCACGAAGCAGTAACAAGCAATCCAGCTTCTTTATTTAGACATGTACTACAAAGTCCAGCTAATGTGAAGGCTGTTGCAGATGCTAGATTAGACTTGGATACGTTAGAGACTTTCCATACATACTGTGTTACAAATAATTTTGAGTTTAACATGATTAGAGATTTCAAAGCTAGTGTTTGGGATACTCTTTCAGATATTTGTTCAGTAGCAAGAGCTACACCCATAGACGTTGATGGTAAATGGAGTGTTATTATAGATCAGTTACAGACAGTGCCAAGACAGCATTATACAAATAAAAACTCATGGGGATTTAAAGCTGAAAAAGCTTTCTTAGATGTTCCTCATGGATTTAAAATGAAATTCCCTAATAGAGACAAAGAGTGGCAACAAGACGAATTAATAGTTTATGATGATGGTTTTACTGCTGCTAATGCTACAGAATTTGAACAGTTAGATGGAATAGGAATAACAGATAAAGACCATCTCTGGAAACATGGAAGATTTCATCTAGCAGGAATAAGATTAAGACCTGAAAGATATACATTCAATACTGATTTTGAATATCTTATCGCTAAAAAAGGGGATTTGATATTAATATCTCATGATATTCTTTTAGTGGGTCTTGCTGTAGGCAGAATCAAATCTGTAATAACACAAAGTAATGGGGATGTAACAGGATTAACCGTAGATGAAATATTTACTATGGAAGCTGGTAAAACTTATGGTGTGTCTATTCGTACTGTAGGAGATATAGAGATAGTACGAGAACTTGTTACAGATGCAGGGGATCAAACTTCTATAACATTGTCCACTGTCATAACAGCAGCCAATGCTCCTATAGTAGGAGACTTGATTTCGTTTGGTTTATCTGGTTCAGAAACTTTAGAAGCTCTCATAACAAGTATAGAAACTCATACAGAATTGACAGCGCAAGTAACTGCGATACCTAATTCTGCTCCAGCTATGTATACAGCAGACACAGGAACTATACCAGCATTTAATTCTCAGCTAACAAATTTAGCTGGTTTGCCTGATGTACAGATAGAAAGTACTACAACAGATGAAAGTGTCTTGGTTAGAGGTTCTGGAGACACTTTAGTTTCCAGAATCAAAATAGACGTGACCCCAATAGCAAATCATTTTAATGCCACACTTCGTGCAGAAATAAGAGTGACCTCTATAGGAGAGAATTTTGCAGCAGCCACTGTTTCTTCTTCAACCAAGAACCAAATTATTTTATCTAATGTGCGGGATGGTGAGACTTATGATGTTAGAGTTCAATGGGTGAGTCCAGATTTTATAGTTAATGGTGCTTTTTCTACTGCAAATGGTGTATTAGTAGTAGGACAAACTGCAGCACCAGCACCACTTGTTAACTTGACACTATCTGCATTTGGAGGACAAGCTTATTTAAGATGGGATCAACCTGTAGAATTGGATGTAAGGTTTGGGGGCTCTATTGAGTTTAGGCATTCACATGAAGTATCCTCCGCAAGTGCTTCTTGGAATGCTTCGGTAGGAATAGGAACTAAGTCAAAGGGAACAGATGTAATGGCAACCTTGCCTTTAAAAGCAGGAACATATCTAGCAAGAGTGTTTGATAAAGGAGGTAGGTCTAGTACGGTTGTAGCCATAGATACTAAACAAGTGGCTTTATCAGCATTTGGTGCAGCTTCTAATATAACAGAAGAACCAGATTTCCTAGGAACACACACCAACACTATCGCTATAGATAATACTTTAAAATTAGTAGGAACTACAGCTATAGATTCTTGGGTTGATGTTGATCTGATAGCTAATTGGGACAGTGAAGGAGGTATTGTATCTTCTGGAACTTACGATTTTGCGAATAGTCATGATCAAGGTTCGGTTAAGAAAGCTAGAATCACTACAGATGTTGCGGTAATAATAACAAACGTATTAGGTCAAATGGATAGTTGGAGTGGTAATGTGGATGATAGAGAAGATTGGGATGGTAGTGTTACAGGTGAAGGAGATGCTAGAGTACAGGTTAGAGTAACTGATGATGATCCTGCTTTATCAGCAGCGAGTTTCTCAGCTTGGAATAATGTAGATAGCACAGAACATATAACCAGAGGACTTGATTATCGTATGCAATTAACATCCACTAATACAGCATTCACACCAGTGGTGAGTAAATTACAAGTAAATTTAGAGGAGCCATCATAATGAAAAATAAGGCAATACTTAATGAAGAAAATATCTTAATAGGATTTAAAGAAGTTGAAGAGTTACAAGAAGGGGATGTAGATGGAGGAGATGCTGATTTAAACATATCCAGAGGCTACAAATGGACAGGAGAAACTTTCAGAGCATTGGGCACAGGATACCCTAAACCAAAACCACATGATAATGGTGTAACTATGGAGTACGCTATCTATCTAATGATGAAAGCATTGGTAGATGGTAATGATATTCCATCAGAATGTGGTCAATGGGTTACTTGGTTTGAAAAGAATTTAAAGAAGAGACAAAATGAAAAACTTATAGCAAGGAGGAGATTTTAATGTCACAACATGATATGAATATTGCGAATAGTGATGGTGCTACAGTTAGGGCAGATATTAATAGTGCCTTAGTAGCCATAGCAGAAAATCACTCAGGAGCAACTGAACCAAGTACTACATTCGCTTACCAATGGTGGGCAGACACCGCTACTGGAAATATGAAAATAAGAAACGCAGCCAATAGTGCGTGGATAGTTCTTTGGGTACTCGCTACAGGAGCACATATACAGGGAGCAGATATAGCATCAGCATCTGCTTTGCCTGTGTTAGCAGATGGGGTATTCAATGATGTAACAGGAACAACAGGTATCACATCTATTGATTCTTTGGGAATAGGCTCGTTTAAAATATTTCAATTTGATGGAGCACTTACTATAACTCACCACGCGACTAATTTAATACTACCAGGAGGTAAGAACATAATAACAGTAGCAGGAGATGTACTTTGTTTTTATGAATATGCTTCTGGAGATTGGAGACTTATATCAAATTCAGCAGATTCATTTCCATTTAGAAAAGGGTCAGATGTTGCGAGTACAGGAGCTTTACCTGTTATAGAAAGTGGAGCGTTTGATGTAACAGGAACAACAGGTATTACCTCAATAGATTCAGTAGGGATTGGAGCAATTATATTATTAAGGTTTGATGGGATAGTAACTCTAACTCACCATGCTACTAACTTAGACTTGGGTGGAAGTGATATAACTACTGTCGCAGGACAGATTTTAGTGTTACACGAATACGCTTCTGGAGATTGGAGGTTGGTTAGTAATTCTGTAAGTGGAGGGGTAGGTACTATTCCTGTGTTCCATGTTCACAAGAATGGAACAGGGCAATCAGTAGCAACATCAACACTTACTAAAGTTACTTGGGCAACAGAAGTACTTGATACAAATAATGATTTTGATATTGCAACAAATGAAAGGTTTACTCCTACAGTTGCAGGAAAATACCTTTTATATGCTAATGTTGCGTACACCTCTATTGGAGATGGTAAAGTTTTTGAAGGCCACATATATAAGAATGGTGCATCAGAAAAGGTAACAAGGGCAACTGCTGGAAGCACAGATACTTGCAATGCAAATGTTTGTGCTCTTGTAGAGGCAAATGGTTCAACAGATTATTTTGAAGTCTTTGCAAACCATGAGCATGGGTCAAACAGAGATGTTAATGGTGAGGCAAGAAGGGTTTATTTTATGGGATTTAAAATTGCGGAATAGGAGAGTTTAATGAATTATAAAAATAAAGTTTTGTATTTACATCCTACAGCTGTTTATCAAGAAGATTTTATGTTTCAAGATGATAGTGACGGAAATGGGGTTTATATTAAAATTTGGAATGAAGTAAAACTTGGTGCTAAACCTACACTTGCTGCTATTGATGCAGCAGTTGACCAAGCAACAGCTGACGCAACAGCTTTAGGCAAGGAGGCACAAGAAGAAATTCAAAGGAATACATTTAAAAAATTACTGTTTTTAGTTAATTGGGAACAAGAGAATAGATTAAGAGTTCTTGAGGGGAGTTCGACTATAACTAAATCAGCTTATAAAACAGCTTTGGAGAACAAATACAAGACCCTTTAAGAGATATAACTAATTCCTTTTTTAATCTTAACCTCAAATGTTTTGTTGGCACAGAGGGCAAGTTCGTCAAGATGGGTAATTGCTAGCAAGGAACTTTTTTCTTGCTAGTGATATCTTTCTCTTAGTTTCTTCTGAGTGGTGTTTTCCTGCGTTCCAAACTCTATGAGCTTCCCTTGTTATGTTATTCATCATTCCTCCTTTACTTTAGAGATTCCTTTCTTTATAGACACTCTAAATATCTTATCTGCTTCTTCAGCTAATTCTTCTATGTGTGTGACTATTATCATCTGCAAATTTAATTTCTGTTTTAATTCTTTTAGAAGAGAAGCAGCTCTAGGAATTAAATCTTTACTTAGAAAGCGGAACGGCTCATCCAAAACTAGAACATTCCTACTTCTTGGAGTTTGTAGTGTCCACAAAGCAATTCTTAAAGCGAAGGAGGCTGTATCAATAACACCGCCTCCACTTGCAGAAAGAGGATGAATTTTAACTCCATCCTTTTCAAATACCAATTCACATTCAGTTTTATTACGTTTAACAACAAACTCAATTTTGAACTCATAGGGATCATCAAAGATAGTCTCTAAAGCCATAGTAACTATATCAGAAATATGTATCTCTAACTGACTCTGAGTATCTTTTGCTACCTTTTGTATTATGGCTTGAGCCTCTTCTGAACGTCTAACAGACTTCTTAAGTTCCTTTCTATTAGCATCCCATACAAGAAGACTTCTATTGACTTCATCTCTCTTACCTTTTTCCTGATCTATTCGTGATCTAAGTTCTTTAATCATTGTCTAGTAATTTCTCTAGTTTTTCAAGCTTCTTTTCAATTTTAGTTTCTAGTTTCTCAATAGCAGTAGCTTCTTTTTTCGCAACAGCTTCTGCTTCCTCGAAAGTATCACACTTAAATTCTTCTTTCAAATAATTGAAATACGATTCTTCCTGTCCTTCGAGTTTAATAACTTTTGTATTTCTGAGTTCTATTCTATCTTTTAGAGTAGTTAAATCATCTGTTATTGACATTCTAAACTCTCCCATATCTTCTGTTTTGTTTTATCATTCACCTTGTTCTTGGTGAAAAACTCTTCTAAATTCTTTTCAAAATTAAAATCAATATCATAAGATTCATCAAGTCTATCTACAAAAGCTTCTATTCTAGAATCTCTTTTTTTCGCTACATCAATATGACTTCTATCAATAACATCTTCTTCTATAGGAAGGTAGACTCTCTC